CTATTGAAAGAGGTTAATTGTTTAGCACCTTTTAAAGCAACAGCAATATCTACATTATAATTAGCCACTTGCTATAAAAATTAAAACATTTTCTCTATATTACCTTCTTTTGCCTCGTAAAGCACTAGCTTTCTGTGCTTGTTCCTGTTGTTTTTTATATTCATCGTTTTCAATCTCGTTATAAGCAGCCCAACCTATCATCTCTTCGATAGTCAAAGTTTCACATAACTCAGCTACAGTTTTATGTAATGTCTTAGCTAAAGAAAATAAAAACTGCCAATCTTTATTAGCTTTTCAAATCGGCTTTAGCCTCTTTTACCTCCTTATCAGCACCAGAATTAACCATTGCTAGTTGTATTTCCTCAAGAATTGATGCTTCAACTTCTCTTCTCAAAGATGCCTTATCTCCATCTTGAAAAAGTCTTTTACCATCTTCATCTAATGCTTTTTCTATCATCATCTGTAAAGCATAATCATTATTATCTTCAGTTCCACTTTTTTTAATTATGGATTCTCTTTCAGCAATAGTTAAAGGATGCCAATAAACAGAAAGAATAACCTCATCATTTTTAATAACATCATGTTTATAAAGCTGAGAGATCCCAAACTTGTTTCTTAAAAGGTCAACTGCTCTAGTCATAAAATTAGTATACTTACTTTAGTATACTAAGCGTTTGCGGTAAATTGGCAAGATATTAAGCCAAGAAAGTGTGAAGAGTCATCTAATTCGATAGGAGCAGGGCCAACAACATCAAGCACTCTAGGATCACAACTAAAAGTATCGCTATAACCAGGAGCATTAACAGAAGTAAGTCCATCAATAACAGCTTCTCCTAATGCAGATAAAGTTGCAGTACCTTTTCCTCTCGGAACATAGATATTACATTGAATAACACCAGAATAAAAATCCTGTGATGCTCCTTGAGTCTGAGTTGTTGCCTGTGCAAAATCAACAGACATAAGAATATATTTCTTTGTCTTTCCTGGTGTTTTATAAACCATGTTGTCATAAACCATTTCGACAGTAGCATCTACTGCTGCAACTGCATCTGTTACTGCCTTTTCAAATGCTGCTCGTGTGTTAACTAAAGTCATAGATTTTCGTAATCAACAAATACTGAACTAGGATCACTAAATCCACCAATACCTTTTCCTTTAAATCTAACATTATCAGATTTACCTCTTACACCAGTACCAAAAGCAGCAATGCCTAATTTTGGTTTTTCAGTAAATATTCTATTTATAAGTGGTTTTAGTTTTCCTTGAACATATTGAGGTATTTGACTATTAGGAGAAGCTAAAGCTCTTGCTGCATACTGTGACCTATTACCAATAAATACTTTAGAAAAAGGTTTAAAATTATATGCTATTTCATCAATAAATCTAGGTTCAATTTTTGCTTGAGGATTATTTTGGTTACCAGTTCTTGTTGGTTTAATATTACTCCAAGGTGCTACTGATTCTCTAGCTTCATCTGGTCTAGGTCTTTGTGTACTAGCTGTCCAACTTGAAACAAAAAATCCAGTATCAACAGGACTATATTCTTTTGTAGATAAATCAGTTAATACAGCACGAACAAAAGTATTTAAATCACGTTCTAAGTTACCAGTAAGATCCCTTTCTATATTTTCAATACCTTTAGCTCTAGCCATCAGAACCTCACTAATAAAGTAAACAGATAAGTCTGTCCACCCTGTCTTGTATCTATATTAACTATCTGTCCTACTCTTGTAGATCCAGCATAAGTTAATGTAACTTCATCTTGAAAATCAGGTTGATTATCTCCAATCAAATCAGGTGTAATATAAATTTTTGCTTCTCTTCTTTCTCTACCATCATCTTCAGTAGATTGAACAAACTCAACAGGAGCTTTGATACTATAAGTAGTATCACTTGTAGAATAAACACCTGTAGCTGTGTTATAACTTCCCGATGCTTTTTTTGTATAGACAATAGAAGAATCAAAAGAATCTCCTAAATCAGAAACAATCTGTTTGGCAACATTTTTTAATAATGTATCAAGTTGACCTGCCATTATCCTCTAACCACTCTAAGTTGGAAACTACCAGCACCACCAAGCATATATGCTCCAAGATAACTTTGTAACCAAGGATAAACATCAAGAATATTATTTACAGATCCAGTTCCCTGACTTGCAGTATTGTATTTAACTTGAATATCTCCCAGCTTAACTTCTTCAAAATTTCCATCTTTACCAGTAGTTCCTGTAATAGCATCAGTATCATTTGCCAATGCTCTAGCTAGTTCGTATTGTGCATATTTAATACCATTAGGAATTTTAGAACAAGCTAGTTCAACACCATCTACCTGATAATTATTTCTTGGAAACTTTAATGCCTGTCCATCATCACATCTATCTCCATAAAAAACTAAAGTATCAATC